TAGTTGAACGTCACCGACCGGTTGACATACGAGCTGTCAGCGGTAGGGTAGAACCACGTGACCTCATTGAACTGGGTGTTAATGGCCACGTTAACTGAAAACCCCTGCGAGAGGTTGATGTTGTCGTACACGTAGTCCTGCACAGAGGACGGGATTTTTTTTACCGTTCCGTCAAACACAAAGAACGCGTCCTTGCTCATCCAATACGCTACACCGTTGACATCAGCGCAGGCGTGCGGGCCAATGATGCCGCAGTTGGCTCCCAGTTGCTGAAAACCGAAGGTGTACGGTGGGCCGATAAACTGCTGGCCGTGCAATGCGGTATCCGTCCAGATCAGAATCTGGCCTCGCGACCGCAGTGCAGCGATGATCTCGTTGCCGTCCGTGAGCCGTTGTCCGCCGGCCGTGTTGGTGGCAGTCGCCACAAAGTCGCCAATGTCTTCTTGGCTTGAAAAGCGCACAAACATGGGGTCTTGGCTGGTCGAGTCACCGATTGTGGACTCCGTGCCAAGGCACACCAGGTGCCTGTCAGGTGTGGAAATGATTGCAAACGTGCTTCTTGTTGGCGCGCCAGCAAGGATCGTGGCCCGTGTTGAAAGGCCCGAGGTCGGGGACCACTGAAACACTTGGCCGTTTACCAGCTGCATGATCAGGTCTTGACCGTAGTTGTCAAACTGCCAGACACGGGAGCCCAGAGCAAGGCCAAGCACAGTGGGAGGGCGGGGCGTGTTCCACGTAAAAGCGTTCCACGAACCGGTGTTCCAGCCGTAGTCAAAGAAGCTTACGTCGCTGCCTACATTGATCTGATAGACGGCGTTGGCTGTTCCAGCGGTAGTGGCGGTGGATGTGGCGGCGGTAAGGGACAGGATTGTGTACTGACTTGCGCTCAAAACCTGTTGAATTTCAAACTCATTTGTCAGGGTGGCATTAAGGATTCCGCCAGGGTTTCCGGTAACCGTGTTGAAAGTAACAAAGTCCCCGACCACCGCACCATGACTGGAATCGTTAACCGTGACCACGACGGAACCGTTGGTAGTGTTAAAGGTGACCGCGTCAGTTGCGCGAATAGGGGTGATGTCGGCCCAATCACCGCCATAAAAAACATAGACTTTTCGGTTGGTGCCCAAAACCATGTACGGTGTTCCGTCCAACGCGTTCCATGTAAAAACCTCAGAAACGGCCCCTACAAAATAGACTTGCGGGTTGTTGAACGATTCCCAGCCGCCTATCTTCTCTGGCAGGCCGTAACGAAATCGAACAAAGTCGCAATCCACCCAGCCGCCTTCAGCACCGTATTCGGTGTTTTGCTTGTCGATGCCGGGTTTAAGGAACAGTCGCAAAAGGGCCATGTCTTACCCCTTTGCGGCACGCATGTTATCGACCAGGTTTGGATACGGACGACCTGCTTTTTTGGCCGATGCTTTTGCCGACGCTTTTTTTGCAGGAGTCAAAGCCTTGGGTTTTCCAATGCTTTTAGGGCGCTTTTTGTTCCAGATCGGCGTGGCTTTCATGTGTGACTCCAATTACAAGGTTTGGCGGTATGCGGCATTTTCGCACTTAACTCAGGAACAGCGCAATCTCTGCTTCCCGGCGCTTGACCAACCCGGGCAGAACCTTGCCGCCGCCCTTGGTCCAAACCCGAAAAGACTCGGCTGCGCCACCCCAATCACTTCGGTTGGCCCTCATGCGAATGGTGCTGCGCTGGAGGTTGCCTAGACCGAAGTTAAAGGAAATAGAGACAAGAGCGTCGAAAGAGCCTTGACGCCCAACCACACCGGGAACAAGACGAAGAACACCCCGTTCAAAAGTTCCGACATCAACTCGGAATAGTTCGTCGATCTCCGTTTTGGTCCAGACACGGTTGTCCTCCGGTTTCAGTGGGTACTCTTTGCGGATCATGGGGGTTTCTTTGCCCTCCACTCGCATTACAGGCAGTCTGATCTGCTCTTGGTACAGAACGTGGCCGTAGCCAATCGTCCAGATGTGCGCTGGGCAGAGGTAGGGCCGAGAGCGAAACCCCTCGTACCGGTGCATCAGGTCTTCGCCTGCCTTGCCCAGTTTCACTTTTTGCTCCACTGACGAGAGCCGAACCAGAACCCAATAATCCCACCCAGCATCGCCATCTCGTCAGCGCTAAATATCAGGTCTGAGTATCGGATGATGTCGTCAATGCTGGTGATCAGACCCGGCTGCTGGTACAAGTACCAAGCCATAAAGGCGTTGATGCAAACCAACTCGGCCACAAAGATGTAAGTGACTGTGGGGCGCACAGTACCAACGTAGTTAGCCACCCATGTAGAGGCTTTTTCCAGCACCTTGGCGTCATGCTCAAGAGCTGCCTCAGTCATCCGGGCATCGGTCTCCATTGCGACTTGATCGGTGCGGACCTCTTCAATCTTCAGTTGGGCAGCGTACCCCTGCGCGGCCATGGCCAGCTCACGCTCGTTTTGCAATCCGGCCAGCTTCAGTTCATGGGCTTGGTCGGCCTTGTTCTGGAAGTACTCCAGCAGTTTGGGCAAGCCGGAGATCAACAGACCCCCAAGAGTTGAAAACAGTGAAAGCATTAATTTCCCCTTTTGGTTAGCATGGCGCTGGCTATCTCCAGCATGAAACGAACTTGTTCAAGGTTTTGCGGCTGCTCTGCCCAACCCACTGTGATCTGGCCCACAAAGCGGTGCGAGTCAGGTGGGACGCTCACCCGGCAGGTAAACGTCACACCCTTTTCCAAGTACCACAGGCCCACCTCAGACTGTGCGTAGCGGTATTCCCCGCAAGGAATCTCGTTGGTCATCAGCTTGACCACATCGGCGTTATTGGCTGTGTTTTGACTGAACAGGCCCACATCAATATCTTCAATCGTCTTGTCGCGGCCATCCTTGGTGTAGGCTTTATACAACACTCTGCTGTTGAACAGTGGGTTGACCTTGAACACCGCCACCACTGTAGCCCCCGTCTTCTTCAGCAGCATTGAACTGGCATCATCAGCACGGGCTGTGTTGATCTCAGGCAGCTTCTTGGATTCCTTGTATGCGTCCCGCATGAATTCTTGGTTCTGCCAAAGGAAGTACCCGGCAAACGCCACCACACCCATGATGAGGATGGCAAACAGTTTGAATGGGCTGTCTACATACCCAAGCACTTTGTCAACGATGGATTCTGGTTTGTCGCTCATTTTCGGATGTACATCATATAAATGACGATGCCGTAGATTAAGAGTGCAGCAAGAATTACTGAAGCCAATCCAAGAGTCCCGTATTCAATAAATCGCTCCATCTTTTCTTTACGGAGTCTGATGGCTTTGATCTCAGCTTCCTTGTCTTCCCTTCGCCTACGGGCCGCAGCGCCTTGGAACTTCTGCCAGTCCTCCCACATCCCCGGTCTGCCTGCATAGACCATGCGTTCACGCAATTCAACTTCTTGGGCATTCAGTTTTTCAAGGGCAAAGAATTCCTCAATGTCCGAGCGGTTGCCCTTTTCGTTGACCTTCTGCTGAATCTTGGCCTTGTTGTCAAAATAGTCAAAAACCTTTGACCCAAGATCGGACAGCTCCTTGCCATTGGCGAGAGCTTGCTTGATCACATTGAAGGCTGCGTTTGCCGCCGCAAGCTCAAGTAGCATAGACCCACCAAAAAACGTACACGCACCAAAGCACAAAGGCCATCAGACTGGCCGCTGCAACAAAGGCAACGAACCAGTCTTTCATAGCTAAAAAGGCACAACGGTTATGGTCATAACACCCGTCGTAGGGGTGTTACCGGGCGTAACATCTGTCGAAGTGTCTGCCGACGTTGCATTTGTATTATCTGAGTTGGTAAGGGCATCGACTGGCGTAGTTCGACCTGTTGTAACGTAGTCATACCTAAACCCATCAACAGTAGCAAAGTTGCCGCTTCCTGCACCGCTACCAGGCATCTTCATGACCAGGCCCCTTTGTCCGTTGGTGTGAGGGCTAGACCTGAAAGTCACATAAATGTTGTCCAAAGAATCCACTGCAATGCGGGGATCATCCAGGCCTTGGGTTGGCGAGGTAACGCCTCGTTGCCATACAAGCGACCCGCCAATGGTCCACTTATTGATCAGTACCTCTGCACGACCCCCGACAGCGCCGACAGTACTCCCGACAACGTAAACATGCGTGTTGCTCGGGTCCATGCATAAGGCCGTACCAACGGTAGTTAAAGAATCCGTATCAGTGAGAAAACTCTGCCATACAAACCCCCCCGCCGTTGTAAATTTCAATAAAACCTGAGTGCCTTTACTGGAAATACTGCCTGTTGCAAACGTGTTTACCAAGTAATAAAGAACGTCAACAGATTCCCCCCTAATAACAGCCACCCCATTTTGCGCAAGGTTTGAACCGTCATTTTGAAGAGTAGCCGATACCTTTGCCCCAGTTGACTGCGCCAAGGTCCATAGGCACCCATCAAAGCTTGAGGGGGTTACACGAGATGCAACGCAATAATCGGTGCTATTTAAAAGCGCAACTCCATTGCCAAATGAACTGGCAGTGGTAGAAGTAGACGTGTCTCCAAGTACCCTGAGAAATTGGCGGGTTCCGCTGGCGTTGTACTTAGAGACGACGATGTCATCTCGGGTTGAAAAAATGTACCGACCAGTGCCGACAGGGTAAACAGCGTCGCTTGCGTCTGTTGCAACTGCGTTAAAAGTGCCGACTTGGTTTATGTAACGATGCCATTGAAAAGTTCCGCTGCTGTTAAGTTTCAGCAGGTAGGGAAAAGTTAGGTTGTTAAATTGAACAAAAATATTTCCGGCTACTATGACGTTCCCTGAGTCATCAACAGTTATAGCAGTTGGATAGGAATAGTCATTAGAAACGGCGGTGGCCACTTGCGTTTGCCAAGTAATTGCTGATAAGTCCAACGGCAACTTTGCTACTGTGACGGCAGGCCTGATCACCGAGGCGGTGTTGGCATCAAGTGCCACGTATAACAGATCGTTTTTTATGACTATTTTAGGGCTGACGCTTATGCCAATTCTAGTAGTGTCTGCAATATACGCCAAAAGCCCCACAGGAGGGCCGCTGCCGCCTGCAAAGCTGGCAAGCATAATATTTAAACTTCCGCTCATGCCAAATTCCCAGTGATTACTGCACGTGTGGCAGTGATAAATAAGATGTTGGCCACCCCTCTTGTGGTTATGCTAAAGGCACTGATGTCAGCATCCGTTCCAGCCTTGTAGACGTCCGTCACAGCGGAGCAAGTGCAAGCGATCGTAGCGGAGGTGTTGTTGAAAATACTGATCACATCGCCTGCGGCAAACACTGATGCTGGAACAACAACGGTGCCCCCTGAGCCCAGCTCAATAAACTTGCCCACATCCCCTATTACGAGGGTGTAGCTGGAGGTCTTCGTACCTGATGGGGGAATGTTTCGATAACCGACTTTGTTTGTGCCATCTGCCGTGCAGTTGGTCAACGCGCCGCTGGTAGGCGTCCCCAAAACAGGAGTGACCAAACTTGGACTCGTTGCAAACACCGCCGCGCCGCTGCCCGTCTCGTCCGTCAACGCCCCGGCCAGGTCGGCAGAGGTAAACGATCCCAACACGGTAGCGTTCCCTGTTGAAGTGACCGCGCCAGTTAGGTTGGCGTTTGTTGTCACAGCGCCCGCTGTCAGGCCTGCCGCTGTGCCGGTGATATTGGTCCCTACAAGCGCCGAGGGCGTTCCAAGGGCTGGCT